AAGGAACGGCTGGTGTCGGTCTATGAGAATGGACTATGGAGCCTTGACGGCTGTTCTCGTAGAAGCAATCAAGGAACTGAGCGCAAAAGTAGAAGCATTGGAGAGCGCATGAGCCACGACCGACGGACCGTTCGCATCGCTCTGCCATCCTCGTTGTCTGCTCTAACCAAACTGGTGGGCGCAATCACCGCGCTGCTGGTCGCGCTGACGGGTCTATGGCTCGCGGTCATGGGCGACGACGCGCCGCCAGCCCCGCTCGGCGTAACCGTGGTGCTAGACTCGCCGGAGGCGTTCGCCCACTTCATAGAAAACCACCCGTCGAACGGATAGGTCGGACATCCCCTGATGCCCTGAGCAGTTCAAGAAAGGTGCGGCTGGTATAAACTTACCATCGACACGGTATGAGACTACTACCCCCAACGCACGTGGCTGGATAGCCCCAGCCTAAGGCCCACGTACAGGTGGTACACTAGATGTGTACACCACGAGTCCCTAGAAAGGCAAATCAGTGGACAACGAGAATATCCAACTCAACCCCCAGACCGTCATCAACGAACTTCAGAACCGTCTGAATGCGTTGCAGGGCGAGAACGTGGTCTTGGCAGCCATGCTCACGGAACTGCGTTCCTCTCTGGAGGTTCCAGATGTCGAGGAGCCCGACGAGGATGGCGTACCCGAGTAACGTAAACGATCCGAAGGCGGAGGCAGCCGATCTGGCTGCGTCTACTATGAATGAAACTGCGGTGGCACGCGAGCAAATAACGCAGGGCATGCTGCAATCGGGACAAGAGGCCCCCCTAGGGTACTTTCCTCCGGTAACGAATGTAGCCAGTACCAGAGTGAGGGCGTTTCGTTATGTCCCTGACGATCCCTCCTCCCCGGGCAATGGCTCAGGCACCATCTTCGTGCAGTTCATCAAGGGCGCCGATGGCGGCGATAGGTACGCTTACCCCCATGTTCCTTTCGGAACCTACGTAAACTTCCAGAGAGAAGGCGTGTCTAAAGGAAAGTTCATCAACGCAGCACTGAACTCCTATCCCTACCGTAAGGCCGTCGGTAACGATCTCGATTTCTTTAGTTGGTAGCACTCAAGATGTACAAAGTCTTAGGGTACACACCACTGGTGGTGGGTCTGCTGATCCCCCCTATCCTCTTCTTTCTACACGGGTGGGTCCTGCTGGGTGGCCTAGGGGTACTGCTACTGTGTGCGTGGTTGGTGTTCAGGGACACGCTGGACTTGGTGCAGGGGGTCGGCCGGGTGTACTGGCTGACCCGACAAACCACGGCCCGCCTGTTCCGTATGAGGCTGGCTTACATGAGGGAGACCGACTACCCGTGGCGTACCGGCAAGGGTCTTCAACTTGTGGTGCCTTACCGCACCTTCCAAATAGGTATTTGTACACCGTCTGAACATTACACGGTGGAGGACGGCCTGCTACATTCTCTGGCTGCTCGTACTCTGCCCGCCAAACCAAAGGACATCAGAGAATGGCTATGAGGTTTTGGCGTAGTGAGCGGTCCCACGCAGTGGGTACCTTGGAGCGTCCCTCCCGGGTCGCTGGTCTACCCACTACGCAACTCAAGGAATGGTTGGACGTTGAGATCATGAACCTCGGGTCCACCTACGATCAATGGCGCTACCACGGTATCGGGGGCGATGAGTTCACGGCCCGTCTGGAGGCCCTTTCCATGATGTGGGATGAACTTCGTGAGCGTGACGAATGAGCACTGACATCCTAGAACAAGATGTGCTAACTGAGTACGACTACGTACCCGATATTGAGATCGAACTTGATGAGGCGTCCACTGAGTTCGTGGCCGAACTCTGTACGAAACTAGTAGCGTTCACAGAGGAGTTCTGCGCTGTTGAGTTCTTTCCCTATCAGGTACCCATTGCTTACCGGTTCATTGAGTCGGTTGTGGTCGGTGACGGTGAAGAACTAACGCTTATCGCCACCCGTCAGAGCGGTAAGTCAGAGGTACTATCGAACGTAATTGCGTCAATGATGGTGATTCTACCTAAACTGGCGAAGGTCTACCCCCTGTGGCTGTCCAAGTTCTCTAAGGGCTTCTGGTGCGGGGTGTTCGCTCCAACCGAGGATCAGGCCGACACGGTGTTCAGCCGGATCGTTTCCCGCCTCACAAGCGACCACGCTATGAGTTTCCTACTCGACCCGGAGATTGACGACAAGGCCACGTCTGGTGGAGCACGTGGTAAGGGTAAGATCGTCACACTCAAGAACGCCGGGTCCCTCTGTCGGATGCAGACATGCAACCCCAAGGCCAAGATCGAGTCCAAGACGTACCACTTCGCCGTCGTGGATGAGGCACAGGGCGCCGATGAGTTCGTGATCGCCAAGTCGATCAAGCCCATGCTCGCCTTCAACAACGGGACCATCGTCTTGACGGGCACGGCTACCCGCACTAAGTCGTACTTCTATAAGATGATCCAGTACAACAAGAGGCGTGAGGCAAACAAGGTTAGGGGCCAGCGCACGCCCCACTTTGAGTACGACTGGCGGGTAGCCGCCAAGTACAACACCAACTACGGGAAGTTCATCGCCAAAGAGAAGGTCCGCATCGGTGAAGACTCCGATGAGTTCCAGATGTCCTACTGCAACAAGTGGATTCTGGAGAAGGGCATGTTCGTCACCGAGGAGCGTCTGGAGAGGCTCTACGATGCGTCCATGCCCATGGTGCCGGAATGGTGGCGCACGCCCATCGTCATTGGCATCGACGTTGCCCGGACCACGGACTCTACGGTGGTGACTGCTGTGTGGGTGGACTGGGACCACCCTGACGGCTTGGGGTTCTTTGAGCACCGTATCCTGAACTGGTTGGAGATACACGACACGGACTGGGAGGCCCAGTACTTCAAGATCGTGGACTTCGTCCGTAACTATGACGTTCTGCGTGTAGGTATCGACGCTCAGGGAGTTGGCGGAGCGGTGGCAGAACGCTTGGCGCTCCTGCTTCCTGATATGGAGGTGCTCGCCCTGTCCTCGGACGCCAAAGCACAGAACGAGAGGTGGGTACACCTAACAGAGTTGATACAGCGTAACCAACTGATCGTTCCGGGGCACTCCAAGGCCCGCCGCACGAGGCGTTGGAAGAAGTTCAACCAGCAAATGCTCGATCTGGAACGAATCAATCGAGGACCGTATCTCCTTGCAGAGGCACCAGACGAGAGGGGCGCCTTCGATGACTACCCCGACAGTCTGGCGCTGGCCTGCACCCTGACAGTGCATGACATTATGCCTACGGTCACCGTAGCGGAGAACCCCTTCTTCAATTAGTGGTATTATAGAAGCAAGGCACCTACCCGTAATCCCCGGAGGATTTCATGGCTAACGTAGTAAACCCGACAGTTGCACCGGCCCCTCAGTTTCCTGAGGTCGCTGGCAATGTCTTCGAGCGTACCCTCGGACCGGACATCCCCGGTGAGCGTGGTCCTCTTCGCTTTGAAGAAGGCATCGCAACCGACACTGATGTCCCCACGGACTTCGCAATCGGATCGTACGTGGATGGATCGTCCGCACCCGGCCGAATGAACCACAACAACCCGGCTATGTTCTACAAGCCAGCCGAGGTCACGATGAGGGAGAGGGCCCACGTTGGCTCTGCCTCATGGATTGAGGCCCCCTCGGTCCTTGGTGAGTTCGTGCAGGGAGTTGTCGCAGGCGACGGCATGCCCACGTTTGAGCGTTCCTTCAACTCGGGCGCACACATGAACCGTCCCAGCGCCGTTCGCGTCACCGACTAATCCTTTCCTGAGATAGGGAAGGACAGTGGCGCCTAAACGACCTCGTATTAGTAGGTCCGACGCCGCACCTGTTCAGTGGGAAGATTTACCACGGGATACGCGGGCCAAGACTCGTGCCGCCTTTACTGAACTTGGTAAGACTGCACGCAGTAGAGTAGACAAGTCCATTGCTGGCTTTGATAAAATTGCTACAGAGTCTGACTCTGAACAGCAACGTAACAAGGCTCGACGGGGTGCCACTAGTCTGCGTGAATACGCTCGTGTCATAAAAGACATTCCCATAACGATACAGCGAGCGGCTAATCGTAGAACAGCCTTCTTTGGTGACGCCGTTGCTGGGGCGGTGGACTCTGGGGCCAGTAATCCACGAGGATGGGGATGGTACTACGATCATCGTGAAGGGGTTGATCTGGCAGCCCCCAACGTGTCTCCTGAGATTAGGTCTGCTGCGTCTGCTGGAATGAGCCCACAGGCTGATCCAAAGTCAGGAGAACTACCTGACTTACAGCGCGTCCACGACGCCCTCCAAGACCCATATGCCGTGAGGACAGTTAAACCCGGTAACTCTCCTGAGCGTAAGAAGGCAATGGAAGCAGCCGGAGTAGTAGGTGGTCAGGAACTCAAGGTTTCGGAGGCCACTACACAAGAGTTAGTCACTACCGATATAGGTAAGGGCGTGATGCAGAACTTGGGACGCGGCATCGGGGCTATCCGTGGAGAGTTGTCTCCCGAGGAGGTCAATCGGGCACCTAAAACCAAGACTTATCAGGCCGCTATTCACTCTGCTGTCCCGTT